GACAAAGTACTTGGTCAGAGAGTTGACTCTCCTACCACTTACACACCAGAGATTTTGGTGCGTGAAGAGCGCCAACGTAACCGTACCCATCTTGATCTTAAGAACGGTTTCTTACCTTTCGTAGGTTACGACATTTGGAACGGTTATGAATGTAGTGCATTAACAGATAACGGTTTACCCGTTACTTGTGTTGCTAAAGTAGTTTATTCTGCTGAAAACGATTTCATTGTAGAGTCTAAGTCAATGAAGCTATACTGGAACTCATTTAATATGCAGAAAATGGGTAAGAACACTAAAGAAGTACTTAAGAACATTAAGCAAACAGCTTCTAAAGACTTATCTTTATTATTAGAGACTGATGTTAAGGTAGAACTATTTCCTCAAGTATTAAACGGTGAAAACGACGGTCAACGTATGAACTGGCAGTTAAATTACGATGAAACAGTCTGGCCTGTACTAGAAAAGACTAAAGGTGCAGAAAAGATTGAGTTTACTGTATTTAATGAAGATGCAAAGTTACTACAAGTAAACGATCAAATTACTGATGTTTCTTATCGTTGTATGAGTACCTTGTTACGCTCTAACTGTAAGATTACTAAGCAACCAGATTCCGGCGATATTTTCATTTACTATAAAGGTTCTAAGGCCGTTACAGAAAAGTCTTTATTAGAATGGATCGTGTCATTCCGTAATGAATGTCACTTCCACGAAGAAATCTGTGAAGCTGCTTACAAACGTCTTTGGGACTTACTAGAACCAGATGAACTATTAGTAACTTGCTTCTATGCACGTCGTGGTGGTTGGGATATTGTACCAACACGTGCTTCAAGTAAAAAACTCTTGGATAAAAATCTTATCAATGCAAAGCACCCTTATTTTAAGTTTCCTCGCCAATAACCTTGATTAAAACAAAAACTATATTAATATAAATTATATGACTAAAGACCAAACTATCGTATTCCTAGACGGCATTCAACGCACCATTGTTGCCACTTTCGTAGAAGAAAGTGATACAACAATTACTGTTACTAAACCAGTTATCCTTAACGTATCTCCTACTCAAGATAAAAAGCTCTCTGTACAGCTTTATCCTTTATTCTTTAGAGAATTTTCATCTAACCGTGATCAATTTCCAAATTGGACATATGCTAAGTCTAGTATTACAATGAGTGATGCTCAAGTTGAAGATAACTTACAAGCACAATACACTCAAATGTTTTTAACTACACCTACCTCACCGGTAACTAATTCAAATACACCTGTAGTTAAATTATTTGACGAATAATCTATATGGTAAAAAAATCTAACAACGAAGAGACAAAAGCCTCTTCAATGAAAGATATCTTTGAAGCAGTAGATGCACTAAATGCAGATGCGTCTCTGCTTTCAGATGATAACTCTCTTTCCATTGTAGGCGACTGGATTGACACTGGTTCTTATGCGCTTAATGCTATCTTTTCTGGATCTCTTTACAAGGGTATTCCTGTTGGTAGGGTTACTGGTTTTTCCGGGCCTTCCGGTGCGGGTAAGACGCTTATTGTTAATAAGATCATTGCGAACGCTCAAAAGAAAGGCTACTTTGCTGCTGTCTGGGATACAGAAGCAGCAGTAGATAAGCAATCTGCTGAAGGTGTTGGTATTGATCCAAAACGCTTAAAGTACTACCCAGTAGAGACGGTAGAAGATTGTCGTAACCAAATTGCTACATTCTTAGATAAGATTATTGCAGCTAATGACCCTAACTTAAAGGTTATTATTGCTATTGATAGTCTTGGTAACTTAGCAAGCGCTAAAGAGCTTCGCGACGTCACTGAAGGTAAGGATGCAGCAGATATGGGTACTAAGGCTAAGGCAATGAAGTCAATGATGCGCGCTTTAACCTTTAAAGCAGCTAAGGCTCGTGTACCTATTCTGTTTACTAATCACATTTATGATAACCCAACTTCACTCTATCCTGAATTGGTTAAAAAGCAATCCGGTGGCTCTGGCCCTATTTATCTTGCTTCTTTGTTGGTTCAGCTTGCGACTAGAAACGAGAAGATTGATAAGAACGAGGGACAAGAATCAATTGCAGTAGCTCATAACGTAAGTGGCGTTACATTATCAGCAATGACAGTTAAAAACCGCTTTGTACCTGCTTTCTTAAAGGCAGAACTATACAATAACTTCCGTACTGGTTTAAGCCGCTATGCTGGCTTAGCTGATATGGCAGTTGCGTTTGGAGTTATTCAGCAAACTGGCGCTACATTCCAGTTCAATGGTGAAAAGATCGGCTATCGTAAGACTTGGGAAAATGATACCGAGTTTTGGGATAATAAGGTACTACCGGTACTTGAACAGACTCTTAAAGAGAAAGTCGGGTACGGGACAAGTAACCCAGTTCTAGAAGAAGCTGAAGAGCTTACAAAAGAATAAAAAGAAAAGCTAAGGGAAACCTTAGCTTTTTTTATTTTATAATATATAATGTACGAATGAAGAAAAACTCTCTTCAAGTTAATAGCGATTTTTTTGAGAACATTGTAGCATGTCAATGTTTGACTAATGCTTACTATACTTCTTTAGTATTAGATCATTTATCACCAGAGAACTTTAAGAACCCTGGTAATAAACTCGTTGTAGGTATTATTAAAGACTTTTACGTTAAACGTAAAGCTTTACCTACTATTACTGAAATAAAAACCTATCTCAGTAAAGAAGAAGATCTAAAACTATTTAAAGATACAGTTACAACGTATAAGCAATATGATACAGCTCTTAATATGGATGAGCTTATTGCTAATACTGAACAGTTTTTTAAAGAAAAGGCTGTATACAATACTGTATTAAAGATAGTAGATGATGTATCTAAAGAAAAAGCTGATTACCCTAAGTTCTTATCATTATTTGAAAAGGCTTGTAACATCTCACTAGTTAGTGATATTGGTTTAGACTTTTTCGGTGAATACGAAAAGATTATTACAGAATTAGGTACAAAGAGTGAAACTATACCTACCGGTTGGAACTTTATTGACGAAAAAATAGGCGGTGGTTTAATGAAGAACGGTAGAGCACTTTATCTATTCTTAGGACCAACTAATGTGGGTAAATCTATCTTCTTAGGTAATGTAGCAGCTAATATGGCTAATAGAGGTTTAACTACTGTGCTTATATCTCTTGAAATGCCCGAGATGATGTATGCTAAACGTATTAGTAGTCATCTCTCAAAAATACCTATTAACAATATCCAAGATCAGATATCATCATTAGATGCTTATTTTAAAGATGTTTCAGAAAGTAAGAAGCGTAAACTAATCATTAAAGAATTCCCACCGAAATCCATTGCTGTAGCAGGTATTAAGGCTTATCTTGAGTCTTTAGTAAAGTCTGGGATAAAACCGGATATACTCGTTATAGACTATCTTGGACTAATAAAGGCATCACAAGGTGAGAACTCTTATGAACAGGGTAAGGTAGCTGCAGAAGAATTAAGAGCTTTATCATACTTCTTTAATATGCCCGTAGTTAGTGCTATTCAAACTAACCGCGAAGGTATGGAAAAGCCAAGTCTGGATACCGTAAGTGAATCTCTAGGTGTAGCATTTACTGCAGACGTTGTTTGGTCTATCTATCAAGAAGAAGGCGATCAAGAGCTTGGTGTAATTAAGGTAGGTGGTATTAAGAACCGTTTAGGACCTAAACATGGTGCTACAGAAATGCGCATTGACTATACTACTTTATCATTAACTGAAAATACTGATCTTTCCGGTGTAATTAATAAGAAATCCCACGGTGGTTTAGATGAACTAGAAGAACTAGAAAATAAGCTGGAAAAAATTAAACAACCGGTTAAATAGATAATAGTGAGCTTTAACAAGATATACGTTTTTACCGATTTTGATTTAGACGGAGTTGCCTCGTTAACGATGTTACATTGGGCACTTGGTGCTAAGCCTGGCCAAATTGCTTTTAAAACAACCACTGTATCAAATTTTCGTAGAGAGTTCTTAAACTGGTTAGATCAAAACAACATTAATGATTTTGATAAGATTTATATTCTTGACTTAGATATTTCTAAGCATGCAGATTTAATAGATAGAAAGAACATAGAGATTATAGATCATCACCTCACCCATGTTAAAGCACTAGAGGTATACAAGAATGCTAAAACCACTGTTGTTGAAACAACAAGCTGTGCAAAATTACTTTATAATACATACAAAGACAAAGTTAAATTAAAACCAGAACAGAAGTATTTTATCGCTCTTGCAGATGATTACGATTGTTATCAATTTAAATTACCAGAATCGTATGAACTAAATTGTCTTTACACTAACACTCAAAAGACATCTACAAAACAACGTGCAGAAATATTTTTAGAAAAGTACTTTAACGGTTTTATACCTTTTTCTAAACAAGAAAAAGCTATTATTAAAGAGTTTGTAGGTCGTAAAAATAAAACTATATCCGAGCTACAAATATTCACAGGTAAGGTACCCGTAGCAGGAAAAGAACGTACAGTATACGGTACTCACGGTAATAAATTTGTTAACGAAATTTGCGATCATATATTAAACACCCACCCAGCTGACATTGTATTCTTTGTCAACTCGGATAACTCACACGTATCGTTCCGCAAAAATAAAAAATGTGAAGTAGACTTATCAAAGTTAGCTGCAAAGTTATGTGATGGGGGAGGTCACGAATATGCAGCGGGTGGAAAAGTAACAGAGGCATTCTTGAATTTCACCAAACTTCTTACACCACTAGCATAATATGTCTGGTATAGTAGGAGCATTACAAGAAGCAGTAATAGAAAACCCGATCAGCCAGTTGGCTCGGGATGAACTAGAAATTGAACTGATTAAATTCGGAGCGTTTTGTTCTGTTATACACAATAAAAAACTTAATAACGTTACCATATTTTCTTTTATAGTTAAGAATAAATCCTATCGTAAGATTTTTATGGAACTAACCGATACGGATAGCGAGCGAGAGGCAATATTGCTATTTTTAAAGTATAATTCTAACCTTTGCCGTAGCAAAGTTGTGAGAAAGATATTAAAATCATAGCTCATTAAATGAGCGTTGAACAAGTTTATAATACATATTTAAGCGTATCTAGAGGGCATATGAACAAGCCCTGGAAAGCACGTAAAGATTTTAACGGTTTTGATAAAACACCGGATGGAATTCTTTGTTTACGCTTAGATATGTTCTTTAAGCGCTTCCCGCAAATAAATATCAGAGACTTTTTACTAGCACCCTATGTCATCTACAAAGACGAAGAACACTTCCCACTCAACTTCTACCTCACGCAAAAAGCCATCAGTTGCTATTCTTTGCTACAAAAACAGAGACAAGAAGAATTACCCGATACTGAAGGCCACATTAAACATATCCTGGATTCTTTAAAGCATGTTGCTTCTATATGTGTTAATGAAAAGATATCATTAAACACCTATAGTAAATCTAAATCTGGATATACATGGAGATGCTTAGAGGATTACATTAATAAAAAGCTCAATCTTTATGTGTTGCTAGCGTTGCCTAGTTTTGATAGTATTTTTAATGAATTACATGTACAAGACAAAGAATTGTACCTTAAGAGTATTGCTAATGATATCGTTAAATACAAACTTAGATTAAACAATTCATCCAAAGCTAAAAAAATAATTTTAGAAGCATTCAAAAGAATAAATGACATTTCACTTGATAAAAAATAATAACATACTAATATAACATATCATTCAATATGAAACCTTATAACTCAAATATGTTTGAAAGCATTAAAAGTGCTTTAGACAAAGCAAAGACAAAAACCGGTAGTTCAGCATATCGTAATATCCTTTCACTAGAACCTGGTGAAAAGCCTTACGTAGTACGTTTATTACCTAATATTAAGAACCCAGAAGAAACTATTCTTCATTATTATCATCATGGTTGGAATAGCATTGCTACCGGTCAATACGCTAGCATTACTTCTCCTTCTACTTGGGGTGATCGTTGCCCTGTAAGTGAATTGTACTTTAAGGTACTTCGTGACGGTTCAGACGCAGAAAAAGAACGCGCTAAAGCTAACTTACGTCGTAAAGAAAACTGGTTAGTAAACGTTTATGTAGTAAACGATCCTAAGAAGCCAGAAAACAACGGTACTATTAAAGTATTACGATATGGTAAGCAGTTAGATAAGATTATTCAATCTGCTATCAATGGGGACGATTCAGAAGAGTTCGGTGCTAAGATCTTTGATCTAAGTGACGAAGGATGTAACCTACGTATTAAAGTAGAGTTAGTATCTGATAAGCCAGGTGCACCTAAGTACCCAACCTATACGTCTTCTAAGTTCTTAAATGCATCTGCAATTGATGGTTTAGATGAATCTAAGATTCAAGATATATATAACGGTATTTATGATTTAAATACGTTTGTAGATCGTAAATCTAACGATGAGATTAAAGCATTTATTGACGAGCATTATTTTGGTGCTTCTGCTGAATCAGCTCCTGCAGCTGCTCCTGTAGAAGAGGAAGAAGATGTACCATATGATACTCCTGCTCCTAAGGCAGCTCCGGCAAAAGCAGTCGCTAAAGCAGAACCAGTTACTACTAATGACGAAAAGGTAATGGATATCTTGGCAGGTTTAGATAACCTATAATGGCTGCTCAAACATCACCCTCTCTCAACCAATCAGAGCTAGCAAGGCTCTCTCAATCTACCTCTCAAATAGGTAATCAAGAGCTCTTGCTAGCTGCTATGTTTGGTAAAATGGTTCAAGGTGGTCTTAATAATATTAAGAAACAATCCGCTGAAGTAGGCGGTAATTTAAAAGTGTCAGACGTAGATATGAGCAAGGTTATGCCTTCTCATATTCTACCCGCTATGGGTATTAAACAACCTCAACAGCAACAAAGACCTCCTAACACTCGGCCTGTACCTCAACAAGTACAGCAACCAGAGCCTCAGATGGTCTATGCACAACCTAAAATTACAGAAGCGCAAATAGCTTCTATCGTTCAAAATATACCACCTGTTACTGATAATCCTACACAAAGTACTACAAAACCAGTAGGAGTGCCAGAAGAACCTTATTCTGATCCTAATCAACTTGAATTTGATTTAAATAAGCAAACTCAATTAGAAGATATTATAAATGCTGTTGATAAATTACAAAATTCAGTTAACATACTAACCGATAAAGTTAATACATTAATTGATAATAGTAATAAAAAAAAACCGAAGATAACAAATGGAACTCAAGCTGGTTAAGAAAGATTTTGCCGACAATTTTTTAAGTATTGTTGGTAAAGCTGTAGATATCGTGTCTTTAAAGCTTAATAAGGATGGCTTATACGCTGTCTGTAATAAGCCTGATACGAGTATTATTCTATTAGCAAAATACAATAAGACCTTTAACGTTGATCAAGAGATTACCCTTAATATTGGCGATGTAAAAAAGCTATTAAGAGTTATTGATTGTATTGATGAAGATGAGCTTGTATTTAAGATTGAATCTAACCATCTTTATTATAAAACTAGTAAATTACAATTTAAGTATCACTTTTTAGATGATTCTGTAGTACCTAAAGTAACTCTTAAGAAAGATAAGATTGAATCTCTTACCAATGATACGTTCTTTAATATTAATACTAAGAAATTGCAAGAAATATTAAAGGCTAGTTCATTTACTACAGATACTAATAAGATTTATCTGTACGGTCAACCTGATGGAGTGTATTGTGAATTAGGTGATAAAGAAAAAGCTAATACAGATAACATTAGTCTTAAAGTAGCAGAATCAGTAGAAGGTCAACCATTCAATCAGGTAATACCTTTTAATCTTGATATATTTCGTATCTTAACTGGTGTAAAGTTTGAAACAGCTAGGGTAGGTATAAACTTAAAATATAAAGTAATGTCTTTTTATGTTAAGCCGACTGAAGAAACTGACTTTACTTTTGTAATATCAGGATTAGTTAAATAATGGCTAACAAGATAACAACCCAGAGCTATTTTATAAAAAGACTTAAAGACTCAGGTTATGTAGTTTATAAGATCTTTGATCAGTATGGAGAAGCTGATCCACGTTCCTGGACTGTATTAATAGATCCAGGTAGTGCTTCAGTGTTTTGTACTTGCTATGTAAATCACAAGGATTTATTTGGTGAAACCTTTTTTGAATTTTATGATGGTGGTCAATTTATACCTGAAAAATTTAAGTTGAAAACTGACTCAATTGAGGTTATAATAAACTATTTAGTAAAATATGGAATCAACAACAAATCAGAGTTATACATCGGGCGAAAAGTTTAAGTCCGAAAAACAATATTTCAATATGTCAAATGAATTAAAACACCCAACCCTTCCTACAGCTAATAGTAGTATGGTTACTACTGAAGAGGATAGGAAAGCAATTATTGATAAAGCAGCAGAAGCGTATTCAACCTTTCTAGATGCTCTACGCATTGATTGGCGTAATGACGTCAATAGTGCTGATACACCTCGTCGTGTAGCTAAAGCTTATGTATGCGACCTTATTAAAGGTTGTTATGAAGGTCCGCCTAAGATTACCACATTCCCTTCAGATGGTTATGATGGTATTGTTAGTCAGATGAATATACCTGTAGTGTCTATGTGTTCCCATCATCACCTATCTTTTACTGGTGTAGCACACGTAGCTTATATTCCTGATAAGAACGGTCAAGTAATTGGCTTATCTAAGCTTAATCGTATTGTAGAACATTATGCTCGTCGTCCTCAAATCCAAGAAGGCTTAACAGTTCAGATTCATAAAGCTATTGATCAACTTTGCACCGGTAATCAGGGTGTAGCGGTCATTCTTAAATGTACTCATACATGTGCATGTCATCGCGGTGTAAAGCATCATGGTTGTGCTATGATTACCTCTAAGTTATCTGGGGATTTTATGAACGAACCACAAACTCGTAAAGAGTTTTATGACTTCGTAGCTTCCGCTGAGCGAGGCACTAAATAATATTAATGGCCGATAAAAAACCAACGAAAGGTGTCAAGGCTCAGAAAAAGAAACAGGAACCAGTTCCTGAGCAGCCTAAAGCTATAGCTCAACCTTTAGCTAAAGGGCCTGTTCCAGGAACTGTTGAAATGACTCAATCAGAGCAAGCTGCTATTGTAGATATGATACAGCTTGCCAAGCTTGAGTATATGAAATCTCTAAAAGGTAAGATTGTTAATGAAAAACGTAGAGAGATTGACAGTCTTGATCAACAGATTAAAGAGTTTCTTGGCCCTTACATGTTAATCGGTTATGACCTTAATAATCAACCCGTAGAAATTGTATCTGCAGAAGATCCAGCATCTCATGACGCTTTATTAGAGCGTTTCCGTAGAGTAATGTTTAAGATCAATCAGAACATAATGAATAGTAATGGAGCTGATCCATATGGGTTTAAAGACGATAATATCCAGGATTAAAAGATATTTTAATCCGCCTGAAAGAAGTATATACGTAGTTAGAGAGGGTACATACAAAGGAGAATGGTTAGTGCCTGTTGCTTTTCCACCAGGTGAAACTGTCTTTTTTAGTTTGCCTGACCGACACATAAGGCATATACCTAATAAAGAAGTACAAGAAGGCTTAAAAAATAAAATAATAGATTTAGTAGAAATATTACCTAAAAACGTTTATAATACTTGTCTAGCAGAATACCAACTCAAATTAAAACAAAATGACAACACTCCTGATAGACGGCAACAACACCCTACACCGGGCGTACTGGATCGCCAACAACGTAGGCAAGCCTCTAGTAAACTCAAAAGGGATTAATACAGGTAGTATTTTTGCTTTTTTAAAAACTATTAAGTCTAATGCTACTCAGTTTAATGCTGATAGAATTTATATAGCTTGGGATAAGAAGCTAGGTAATAAAGAAAACTTTCGTAAAACTCTTACTGAAGGTTCTTATAAAGGTAACAGAAACCAAGAACGTAATAAAGCTGTTTACGGGGAAGCTGATGCTATAGTTGAAATAACAACTACACTTGGAATAAAGAACATATTCCCAGGTAATTTAGAAGCAGATGATGTTATTAGTTGGTTAACTAAGAATGTACCCGGTAATAAGATCATTGTTAGTGTAGATAACGACTTTGCCCAGTTAGTTGCACCGGATACTTCTTTCTATAACCCAGTTAAAAAGCTTCTTGTAGATGTTAATAACTTTGAAGAACATTACGGATTAACACCAGAAGAATTCGTAATCTATAAATGTATAGCCGGTGATAAATCCGATAACGTACAAGGTATTGAAGGTATAGGTAAGGTAAGAGGTAAAAAGCTAGCTAAACAATGGGTAGCTAAAGAACCTAAAGCTAAAGAGCTATGTGATGCTATTGTACAAACCAACAAACCTTTAGTAGACTTAACGTTCGGTTTATTTACATATCCAGAAGAGACAGAACTCTATTCAGAACAATTCACTACATTACAAACAGTTGTAGCTGATTTTCTATCTTTTGAAGAGAAATGCAAAGAACTAGAGTTTAATAGCATTCTAGAAAAGATAAACGACTGGAAGAAAACCTTTAATAAACAAGCAAATAACCAAGCTTTAGTAGATTTCTGTAAGCTCTTTGGATAAGTATAGTATATGAACGAACAAGTAGCTATGCGCCCAGAGAGATGCCATATTTGTGGCAATGCTTCCGTGCACCCTCGTGCTGTTAAAGTTGAAAGAGGTAATAAGATTGTCACAGAAGCACATTGGGTTTGTCCAAATTGTACCGGTAGATTCAAGGTCGGAGTAGTAAGTATTGAAGACCGTGAAACAAAGAAAAACAAATAACCTTTTAAGCGAAGCAGAATATTATACAGGTGTTGGTGGGCAACCAAAAACACCTGAAACAATGAAGCCTTATGAGACTTCAGATAATGTTCCTACGTTAGAAAAGATTGCCGATCTTAAAAATAATGGTGCAGGCGGAGTAAATCCTGAAGCATTACCATATCCTTTACAGGATTCAGTTTTACAGTTAGCTAACCTCTACCTCTTAACTCTAGACTTAAAAAATAAGGCTGCTACTGCAGCAACAATGCCGCTATTTAAGGGCAAAGATAAAGAATTAAAAAAGTTTAGAGCTAAGTTGGCAGGGATTATGGCAGCTTATAAAGAATTAGCTGGTGAATTAAACAAATTTACTCTTGCACCAAAGTAAAAAAGTTACTCTAATACGAGTAACTTATGAGAAACACGTTAATAACATTACTGTTCTCTGTAATTAAAGCAGCAATTGTTAGCAGCTTATTTGCAGGGTTAGCTTATTTAACTAATCATTCCGCGTTGCTATGGTTCGTGGTAACGCTTGTAGCACAATTCGTTGTGTTCTATTTATACGGAGTCTATATTGACTACATTGCCGCTAGAGATAATAGGGCTTTAGCTTTAAAAGAGCTTGAAATTCTCTCAAGAATCACCTTTATTGTACCTTGTGCAGCTTGTAGAGTAGAAAATGAAGTTGTAGTTAATCCAAGTGATGATACGAAATTCATTTGTAATAATTGTAAGATTGAAAACGCAGTTTACGTTAATATTGAATCCGCTGTAGTAACTAACCCAATTGGAACAAAAACACCTAATATATAATATGGAAAACGAAGCATCAGAACCTATCTATAGTAACCGTAGTATCTCTACATATGAATTTGCTCGTTGGGCAGCTCTATTAGAAGCTGTTGACTTGATTGCAGAAAAATGTAACGACAAAGGAATTGACTTTAATAGTAATGAAGGTATGAAATATATCAAACCTTTAGATATACAAGACTATGTAGATAACCGTACAGATACTTTATTAATGAAGATACAAACGGCTCGGGGTATTGAAAAAAGCCTTAACAACATTAAGTGTTTACAGATAGAAAAACAATTACGTAAACTAGATATACAAAACTAATATGTACTACGTAGAAGATAGAGGTAATGAATTATTAATTCATGAATACTCCGGTACACCACATTTTACTGTTTGGTTTAATGGGGATGTAACTAATTATAATTTATCCGGTAATATTCTTTCTATATCATATACTAACGGTAATGTTGAAGTGTATGATGTGGATTCAAGGAGTCGTATTAGATGAGTTTTATTATAATGGATGTTACCGTAAAAAGGATGAATGCTAGGAATCCTCTTGAAGAAGGTTTATTTTTACAAAATTTAAAAGGCACTGAAGAAGTGTGGTGTAAGAATTATACCGAGGCTAAAAGCTTTTCAACTATACAGGAAGCTGTAGAAAACGCTAGAAAGCTTATACAAGAACCAGGCAAACCACCGAAGATATTCCAAGTAATGCAAAATGGTCCAAACATAAACATTACTGAGTACAAATATTAAGTTGATTATTTTTTAAAACACCCGATAATACTTTTATGCTTATTACATTAACAAACGCAAATCCTGCACATAAGAACAGACCTATTGTAATTAATTCTGATGCAATAGTCAGTATTCACCGCAACATTACTAGTAGAGATGATGGATCAATTGATGAAGTAACATTTGTACATTGCCCACCTCACGGTACCTGGGAAGTAGTACAGACAATTGAAGAAGTACTAGCGTTAATTAACGGTACCTCTGTTGCTGCACCAGCTAAGAAAACTAGCAAGAAGTCGTAATATTACGTGGACCATTTTTACCAGACAATTCCTGGATGGTTCACATTTCCAGGCTTATATTCTGAAATGGTTAAGCTTTCACCAGCTAATAGCCATTTCGTTGAAGTAGGCGCTTTCCTAGGTAGATCTACCGCATTTATGGCGGTAGAAATTATTAACTCTGGTAAAAATATTAAGTTTGATGTAGTTGATACCTGGGAAGGTAGTATTGAACACGAATTAAAATCTAAAGAAGAACATGAATGGCTTTACAATTCATTCATATGTAATACGTACCCAGTTAATCAAACAATTAACCCTATACGTACTACTTCAGTAGAAGCTGCTAAACTATATGCAGATAATTCTTTAGATTTTGTTTTTATTGATGCTGGCCATGAATATGAAGATGTAAAGAGCGATTTACAAGCTTGGTATTCTAAAGTAAAAGTAGGCGGGTTTATTGCAGGTCATGATTACTTTGATCCAGCTGATCCAGAACATGGCCATAAGTTTCCAGGTGTAAGACAAGCAGTAAATGAATTTTTCAATAACAATGTACTGAAAAGTGGTACAGAGTATTGTTGGTTGTTCAGGCGGGGTTAATTCAGCGGTAGAATGTCTCGTTGCCAACGAGAATGTCGTCGGTTCAAATCCGACACTCCGCTCCAACTTAAATCTTTAGACTATCAGGCTTGGTAGAACGTATATAAACTTCACCCCAGACTTCTAATTCACCCATAAGGGCTTGGAACTCTTTTTGAGATAACCTGTCTAAGTCTGCTAACTTAGCATGAATCTCTTCAGCCATCTTTTTATAATGAGCATCTCTGTCTTCTTTAGTAGCCCACTGCTCTGATTCTTTATAAGGTTTAGCTTTAGCAGCAAAGTGAATAGCTGTTAAGGTACTAAAACCACCTTTTTCTTTAGAACTATGAGCAATTTTAGCAGCACCATGTGCACGTTTAGCTAAAAACTGTTCAAACGATTCTTCTGTATCTGGTTCAGGTTGAACTCGTTTTTCCATTATCAATTGATACTGTTCTGCTAAAACTTTTAAGTTGCTATTCATTGTAAATATATTATATTACTTATTGTTATTTGACACACTTTATGGGCCTGTACCAGATTCGCCTCTGTAGCAGACGTACTAGAAGCAAGCAGGATTATTGAATCCTTTATAAATCAATACAAAAACAAACGGCATCATTCAAAGCCTCAAGAACGCAGTCGCATCTGTAATGGATTCATTCAATACAAGCGAAAGCTTCGCACTCGCTGCTTAATCAGCGATCGGTTGTAGTATAGATTCTCGCTATATATTATAACCGTCATTCAGCGAGACTGACTATTCAATGGTAGTAGAATAGCAGGAACACTACCAAA